CATCTCCTACACAAGTTCTTTCTCCATTTGTAGTATTAGAATAACCTGCTCTATAACCTATATTAGTATTATCATTTCCTGATGTTTGAGAATACCCTGCTGTATAACCTATACTATGATGATAGGAAGAAGTATTTGTTCTTGCAGCCTGATAGCCCATTGCCACAGTACCTGTACCACCTGTGCCGCCATCTTGAGCTTGATATCCAATTATAGTTGAATTTGTGGATGTTTGGAGTTCTCCTGCTTCATAACCCATTATAGTGTTACTACCCTGTGTAGTTAGAGTTTCTCCTGCCATAACCCCTACTATTGTATTGCTACCACCTGTGCTAATATCTTTACCTGCTTGATAGCCTATAGCAATATTTCTATCTCCACCATCTAAATCTTCTAATGCTTCATAGCCTATTGCTACACATTGGTAAGAGTTGCTACCTCCTGAATCACCTTTACCTGCAAAAGCACCTATAAAAACATTTCCATAATTATTAATACTTGGATCAACATATCTTCCCGCTTCAGTTCCCATACATACATTGTAATTGGAATCTGTTATACCCGCTCCTGCAAACTCTCCTATAACTAGATTATCTATTCCTGAAGTTAAACTATCTGCCGCACTTGCACCCATTACAAAATTTCCTGAAGGTGTTCCAGATAAACTTGATGGGATGTTAATAAAATATGCAGAATCTGAATCTACTGATACATCACTTAAACCATTTAAATCAGTAGCTCCACCACCACCACCTGAGCCATTAGCAGCTGCTGTTATTCTACCTTGTGCATCTACTGTAATATCTGCTGAAGTATAACTACCCGCTGAAACAGCTGTATTATCAAGACTAATAGTTAACGTGTCTGTAGCTGAAGCAACTGAAGATAAAGCAGTTCCACCTGCTATTGTCATTGTATTACCTTCAGCTATAGTTTGAGAAGCCCCTGAATCACCAGCTAGTGTAAAAGAAACCATTGGCGCGCTTCCACTTGATGCTGCTGTTAATCTACCTTGTTGATCAACAGTTATAGAAGAATATGTGTAAGAACCTGGAGTTACCGCTGTATCGTCAATATTAACTGTAACCGTGTCTGTTGCACCAACTACCGTGCTAATCCCAGTACCACCAGCAACATCTAAAGTATCTCCTGTGCTTATAGTTTGATTAGATCCTGAATCACCTGTTACAGTAAAGTCGGTTAAGTTTGCGGGACTGATTCTTACATTTGTAGAACCATCATAACCCACTAAAAAGTCTACATTAGCTGTAGATGTTTGTTCTGTAAATTGTGAAAATTTTAAATTTGCCATATTAATTTTTTTATTAAGCTCCTTCTAATACTAAAAACGCTCCGTTTTCTGCTATTAAGAAATCACCGTTTTCTGCGAGTATTTCAAAAAATGGAGTAGGATTAAACTTTCCTCCACCTGGTCCAATACCGATACCGATGCCTTTTTGTAAAGAACCTCCTAATGCCATGTTACTTTACTCTTATTAGTTCTGTTACTGAAGTACCTGTTGCTAAAACATAGTCAACAACAACTGGCATAAATGTACCAGCTTGGCATCCTTTAAATGTTATAGCATCTGCTGATGTTGGTTGATTAGATACACTGTCAACTGTAAACGTTGCATTAGCTCCACCACCAGATATTGTGATTACATCACCTACTTTATATCCTGTACCAGCAGCGTTAATTGCTATAGCTGTAACAGCACCAGTACTAACAGTTGTGTTAACTGTTAAACCGCTACCACTACCACCAGTAGTTGCAACACCAGTTCCGCCAGTATAACCAGTACCACCAGCTGTAATATTTGTTTCTACAACTTGGCCGTCTCTAGTTACACCAGATAGTATAACTTTTAAATCAGTCCCACCACTTATCGCTCCGATATATATAACCGACCTGTCTAAGTTGTTAGCGTAACTAATCGTATCGCTAGGTGTTACACTAGCAGCGAATGTACCAAAATCAGGTTGTCCTGCGTATTGTCCCATAATTAATTATTTATTTATTTTTTAAATATATTTGTTGCTTTTTCTGTCGTACGTCCGCCGAAATAGGCTAAGACGACCGCCATCATGACCTTCTCAAAAGTATCATTCCATAAAGAATTTATTTGAAATGGTATATTTTCTACGCTGTCTAATATACCAGCTAAAGAAAATATTACAATACACCATACTAAAACCAAAGGTCTTACGTTTTTTGAAAGCCAAGAATCAGACATAGAGTCTGCTTGCCATCTTGATGTTATTGCTTGTATCTCTTTACTTTGCTGATCATAGATCAACTGTTGTAATTTTATTTTATCTTCAGCAGGTGCTTTAGATTTAATTATTTCTGCTATTGCTTCTTTCGGTGATGCTACACCTTCTAAAACTTTGCCAAGCGTAGGGTTTATAACACCTGCAGCTCCTAATAATAATTTACCTACTGTCGTTTCTTTGAAGTTTTTTTTATCCTTAGACATATATTTATAATTACTTGTAATATAGTATTTTAACTATTATATGCTTCTTTTTCCCAAGGTAGTTTTTTAGATCCTTCGTTCATATTGGATCTTGAGTAAGCTTTACCTTTCCAATAAACATTATGTTTATCATAATCTAAATCACCTCTTTCCATTTGGTCTATATGAACCATCTCGTGATCTATAACTTTTTTAAGCTTGCTTGGCGGAATATTTTTATTAACTAAAATAGTACCGTTATTATTGGCCATACCTAAAACCCCGTCTTCCATACTTACTGTGTAAATAGGAGTTGAATCTATATTATAAAAAGGTTTTATTTTAAATGCCATTAGTTGTTGTAAGGAAATTTTTTGTTAAACCATTCTTTACGAGCAGAACAGCCGCAAGGGATGTTTAATCCCTCGCTGACTTGATCTACTACACTTTTTATTCCAGTGCGTTTAAAAAACTTTTCCATGTCGTCTCCTAAACCTTTACTCATAATCTAATTACTAAGCGTAAGTAGCTCCGCTAAAATTCATCTGCAATGGAGTAGCAGCTTGATCTTTAGGTAAACTAACACTAGATTTAACACCACCTGGGTTAGCTGTCATTGCTCTTATAACTGCATCGTAAATCAAGTTAGATTTACCATTGCTAAGTGTTGGATTAACACTAGCAGCTGTATCAGCGAAAACTCCAAAAGTAATTGTTTTAGGATTAGTAGAATCTGGTGTTCCAACAGCTGATTGCTTTAAGCTTACCACTAATGTTTTAGTGTTTTGCCCATCACCACCAGTCGCTGCGATTTTTGCGATGTCCTCAACGTTAATTAATACATCATATCTTGGACCAAACGGTTGGGTCGCAGCAGTATTAACGCAAGGAAAATTAATAAATTTTGCCATTTTGTTTTTGTTTTTGTTATTGTTTTTGGTTTTGTTTTTGGCCGAGTTTTATACAGTTCTCGTACTGTTATTATTTATGACCCATTTTAGGACCTCTACCACCAGTCATATCTTTTGTTAGTGGCATATCCATTAAATCACGTTTTGCTTCACCTTTCATTTTCATACCATAATCCATTCTCATTGGTGTACAATGTCTCAACAGTGGAGGTTTATCTACCATTTTCATTCCATGTGCATCGGTAATTGGAGATTTATTTCCACCATGCATTTTCATTCCATGTGCGTTTTTGAAAGGAATTGGTTCGTTACCCATATTAAAAACTTTATAGTTTTGAGGGTTCATATAGTTTTTAGCTGGAGAATCTCCACCATACATTTTAATTCCTTTGTCTTTATCATGGCGTGCATTTTCTAAATAATGTAAACGCGCGCTGGGTTTTAAGTTTTTGTCGTATGCTTTTTTATAATCATACTTCATTCCATATTTGCTCATAATTTTAATATTTACCTTGTTTATTTTTGGGTGATGATTTTGTTGAGCCACCTTTACCAGCCCACAAATTTTTGCACGCCCAATATCGCGCAGTTAATTTATCTTTAGCTTGACTACACTTGTGTCTAGCTCTAAAACTTTTTCTTGCAGCAGCACTGTAATTATGCCCGTATCCAGTTGCTCCGAAATGTATAATTTTTTCTTTACCCCCGGCGCAAGCTTTAACAACTTTTTTCTTACCTGCTTTTGGTGATTTGCGAGGTACGTTACATTTCATGCGAGACTTATCTAGCCTTGCCATTTACCCACGCTTTGCTATTTGAGTAATTGGTCCTGGGTAATATTTAGAAGGATATTTATTTACCTCCATACCTCTAATACCTCTACTAGATCCTTTACCCATTGGAAAACCACTAGTATCTAAAGGTCCTCCCCATACAGCGTTTTCACCTACTTGTCCTTCAAGCGCTGGTTTTGAAATAATTTGTTTGTCTTTGTGTTCCATAATTTTTTATTCTTTGTAACCTTCTATTCTAGCTTTAACAACATCTCCATAAGTTATCTTACCATCTCCGGTTTGATCTTTAAAAAATATTGCTCTGTTTCTTTCGTTAGTATCACCAAACATTTCTTTAGCAATTCCTCTTGTGTTACCCATGCCAAAGTTATCTTTTTTCATACCAGCATCTACCATAGCTTGCGCTCCAGAAGCAGGTGTTGAAAAATCAATTTTCTTCATAATAGGTGCACCCATATTACCATAGTTTACAGCAGCAAGTCTTTCAGCTTCAGTTGTACCCGCATGTCTAGCTTCAAATCTAGCTATATCTTCAGGAGTACCAATCATAGGTCTTCTGTTTACAGCACTTAAAGAACTAGGCATTCCTATAGCTGCTCCAAACATACCTGGTACCAGCGCGCTTGCTAATCCACCTGGTTGCTGCATCGCTTGTTGAGCTGCATTGAATACTCCCATATATTTTAATGGTATATCGTCTTTTTTATTAGGCATAATTATCTATTTTTATCTGTGTTTACATTTTTGATAGACGTCATTAGAACTTTATCCATATAACTTCCACCTTTCATTATAATGTTTCTTCTAGTGCTTGTTGGTATATCTTCTTCACCTAACATGATTCTGTATATACGTTTAATTAATTGTTGACACTTCAAAGAAGTTTTATATATATTATATTTTTGAGTTGTTCTATTACGTTCTCTCCACACAATAATCCAACCTTGCTTTAATAATTTGTTCCACCTTCTGTTATCCCAGCTATAGGAATAACATCCAAGTTTAAAATCATTTTTATTGAATAAACCAAAGCAATCAAGATATATTAAAAGTTCTAATTCAGCATCATTTAAGTTGTTGTTCTTACAAGCCCATCGTCTTATTATTCGATAATGTTTTAACAGATTAATATTTTTAATATCACCTGCATCTAGCCTTTTCATAAAACAACAACTACATCTTGTACTTTTATTACGTGGTACTTTTCACCTTTGTATTCAATACCGTGACCAGCATGTTTATCGTAATATATTTTATCGTTTTCTTTTATGCCAGCAACTTCATCACCAACATTTACAACATCTGCTAATACATATCTTATATCATCACGTTGCTTTTCCGCTAGTAATAAACCACCTTTAGTTTTTGCAGCGCCTATTTTCTCCTTCTTTATAATTAAATTTCTACCTATTGCTTTCATTTAGTCTTAAATTATTAATTACACAATCAGTGGATAAAATAGTAGTAGCTACTGAAGCCGCGTTTCTTAAAGCGCTTTTCGTTACAAGCAAAGGATCTACAATACCTGAGTGTACCATATTTACCATATTTCCTGTAACCACGTTTAATCCTTCGCCTTCTACCTTTGGTTCGTTGTAAGTTTCGATACCAGCATTGCTGAGTATGGTTTTAAAAGGTGATTTAATTGCTTCAAGTAAAACCTTAGCACCAGGTGTTTTAAGTTTAACTTTAGTAGAAGCATTTAAAAGAGCAATACCACCTCCAGGAACGATGCCTTCTTTAATAGCGGCTTTTGTAGCACAAATAGCGTCTTCAACTCTATCTTGTTTTTCTTTTAATTCTATTTCTGAATTAGCACCAACTTTTACTATAGCAACTTTAGCTGATAGTCTAGCTAGCCTCATTTCAAGCTTAGTAATCACGTTTGGATTTTTAGCTTTTTTAATTTGAGCTTTTAAATCTTTAATTAACTCTTCTATTTGTGGGTTATCATTATCTACTTGTATTACAGTATCAAGATCTGTTGTTACACTCTTAACACATTTACCTAAATATTCAGGTTGTATTAAATCCATATCATCACCAAGATCTTCATTTATAACTGTAGCACCTGTTAGCAAAGCTAAATCAGATAATGTATCTTTTTTACTTACTCCGTATGTAGGTGCGTTTATAACATTTACTTTTATATTACCTTTTACTTTATTCATAGCAAGTGCTGAAGTAACACCTTGTTCACAGTCAGCGATAATTAAAAGTGGTTTGTTTTTCTTAATAACAAACTCTAAAACGCTTTGTATTTTACGTATAGTCTCAACTGGAGACTCAACTATTAATACTAATGGATTATCTAGTTCAGCTGCTCTTTTAGTTTTACTTGTAATAAAGTGTGAGTTTACTAACCCTTTGTCATACTCTATACCTTCAACTATTTCAACAGAAGTTTCATTATCCTCTGTTGGTTCAAGCATTACAACACCAGTTCTATCAACTGATTTAAAAGCATTACCTATAACTTTACCAAGTTCTGCATCGTTGTTAGTAGATATTGCAGCTACTTGATCTAGCATATCATCATCTACTTTAACTGAAACTTTTTCAAGATATTCAATAACTGCATCAACAGCGTTGTTAATACCTTGTTTTAAATCCCTGGAACTTACATCTTCTTGCATATTGTATGCTTCTTCGAGTATAGCATGTGCTAATACTGTTGCTGTAGTGGTTCCATCACCAGCTTCTTTAACGGTTTTACGAGCTGCTTCTTTTAAAAGTGTAGCACCCATGTTTTCTACAGGATCAAGTAAAATAATACTATCTGCTACTGTAACACCGTCTTTTGTTATAACTGGTTTACCTTGCCCATCTTCTAACATTACACACTTACCGCTAGCTCCTAATGTGGAGCTAACAGCAGTTGTAAGTTTTTTAATTCCTTCAAATACAGTATCACGGGCTTCTGTACCGAAGTTTAAATTCTTGACTATTGCGTCTGACATAATTTAATTTAATTTAATTTAATTGGTTTTTTTACTCAAATGTCTTTACTACTTTAGGTCCTTTTAAAAACTCTAACTTTTTAGAGTAGTGAGCTATTGAAGCGTCGATTGCTTGCTCAGCACCTTCCATTGTTTCTCTTCTTGTAACATCGACCCAATCATTTGATTTAAGATCTTTATATTCTGTTTGATAAAAGCCATTAGGTAATTGTACAATTCTCCAATTACTTTTTTCAGTAATATACTTCCAAAGTTTAATGGTTTCTTCGGATATTTGTGGTTGACTATTCCACGTTCTAGTCTGATAATAAAACGTCATTTGGTTTTGGTTTTAAAATTAATATTTGGTTTTGCTCTTCACCCGAGCCGGGTTTATGATTCTAAAGCTTCGACTCTAGCTTTAAGTTCTTTTATAGCTTTTACTAATACCGGTATTAATTTACCGTATGTAGCTTCTAATTTTTCTGGGTTTGCATCGTATACTAGGTTCAACCAATCATCATCTACTGTTTGTAGATCCTGAGCAATAAACCCTACATCTTTTTTGCCTTTATTTGCACTGAAGTATTCAACTTCTACTTGGTTTCCATTTTCATCTTCTTCAGTTCTGGTTTCAGCTCTGTTATCCCACACGAATTTTTTAGGTTGTAATGAATCTACAAAGTCAAGACCGTATGGTAAATCTTCAATACTTGTTTTATCTCTTTGATCTGATAATGATGTGATACTTGTTTGTTGACATCTAAGCGTTGCGATAGAAGAGTTACCTAGAGTAAATTCGTTACTTATAGTATTAGCAGAAGCCTGCGCAGTATCACCAATTATAGTATTATTATCTCCTGTCATGCTTGCAGTAGTACCTGCATTTGCACCTAATACAGTGTTTTTTGTACCTGTTGTTATACCTTGCCCAGCGCTTATACCGACTCCAACGTTATCAGCGTCACCAGTAGTTACAGCTTGATTTAATAATGCATATCTACCTATAGCAACTGAATCATCTGCACCTGTTTCATCGTTAAGAGCAGCACCTCCGATAGCTACATTACTCTCACCTACTGTTAACTTTTGTCCAGCATAAGAACCAACTAGTGTATTATAACCACCAGTTGTTATATCAGCTCCAGCGGACTTACCTACTGCGGTATTGCTACTTGCACCATTTTGTGTGGCTAAAGAATTTTCACCCAATGCTGTATTACTACCACCGGTTGTTTCAAGTTGAAGCGCAATTTTACCTAAAGCTGTATTATTATTACCTGACGTAACAGCATTTCCAGCAAAATATCCTATTAATGCACTATTACTGCCTGTTAACGATGTACCAGCTTGATGTCCTACTATAGTGTTTTTATCTCCAGTTGTCAAAGCTGCACCTGCTGATTTACCAATAGCTATATTTATTTTACCTGAACCATTAAGATTTTGAAGCGCATTATATCCTACAGCAATATTATCGTTATCAGTTGTTTGGGCTCCAAGTGCTCCCCAACCTATTGCTATATTATTTTGACCAGAATTAATTGCATCTCCTGCATTATAACCTACTAAAACATTTTTTTGACCAGTAGTCATTGATTGTCCTGCTCCACTACCTACAGCAACGTTATCTTCACCAGTACAAAGTGTCAATGCTAGATAACCTACCGCTGTGTTATCATTTTGGGTTGTTGCGGTATATAAAGTTCTATAACCTATAGCAGTGTTATTATCACCTGTAGTTAAATCTGTTCCAGCTTCAGTACCTAATGCTGTGTTGTATAAAGCACCTGCTGCATCTATATCTTGCAGTGCATTGTGACCTAAACTAGTATTACCGTTTGTTACATCTTCTGTTCTAGCTATTCTATTTGACGATGCATCTACATAAGGTACGTCGTTTGTAGTATCTATCCAATCAACACCATTACCAGTTCCAAGCGAAGATAATATTTGCCCTGCAGTACCAGTGTTACCGTTTATATCGATTAAATCTCCGTCAAGCTCTAGGTTGTTATTAGATTTAACACCTGTGCTTGTGGTTTCAAATTGTTTAGTATTGTTGTAGTATAAATCAACAGAGCCACCGTTTGTAGCAGCTAGTAGTGTTTCACTCTTAGCAGAGTTGAATAAAGTCACAGTATCTCCTCGTAATTCTATTTTACTAACAGACTTTATAATACCGTCAGTCGCATCGAAATACAACTCAAAGTCATCACCTGTACCTAATAATATCTTTTTATTATCAGCAAGTTTAACATCACCACCAATAGTTACGTTAGTTGCACCTGCGTCTTGCGTGAATATACTGTCACCTATAACACCACCACCACCATTTGTCCATACTGGTAACTTGTGTGTTGTACCAGTACCTGTAACAGAACCTCCACCTGAAGCACCTGTCACAAAATCTTTTAGCGTGCTTAGTGTCACGGACTTTGTAGGATTGCCACTGTCTGACATCCTGCTTAATATGATCTGATCATCGCTGTTTAACGAAGATACGACCGGGTATGAATAAATTATAGCCATTTTCTTAGTTCTTTTGTATATTATATATACTCACAGGAAAAAGCGAATATTTACAATGTGACAATTGCACTATAGTATTATATATATAACTAAATATTATACTTAGTATAATATTATAAGGACCTATATTATAAAGGTAGGGTGACAATAGGGTACTACTTATATACTATTATAGGCTAATGTCATATTTTATTGTAAGATGTAATGAGTATTTGTGCTACCCCCTATCATATTGATTATCAACGTGTTACAAAAACGATTTTTATTTTTACGGGCCCCACCTGTTTTTATGACAAATTGTCATATATATACAAGTTTTTATATATTTTTATAATATGTTTTAAGTTTTTCATAGAAACTAGTTTAATATTTTACAGACTTATTACATAGTATGTTGGATAATATATATGTAAATAAACTAATAAATAATATTAATACAACTTGAGATAGTGCGCAATACCTAACAACTAATTTTAACTAATAAACAATGTTACACTCTTTGCAAACTAAATACAAACTAAACTGGATAATATAATAAACAAATAATAACTCAAATATAATTACTATGCAAAACACACTTACTTCTAAAAGATTTGTTATCAGAAAATCTTTAATCGGCAAAAATTCAACTATCAATGTTACATTCAAAAGCGGTAAAACCTTTACTTACAATCACGATAAAGCGTTTGAACTAATGAAAGATAACTTAACTAAATTACCATGTTGGTTAAAGTATAACTCTTACACTTCATCAACTTCAATACCAAGAGCATTACAAGGTGTTGAACTAGTGTAACAATACAAATCAAATCTAGTCTTGGAGCAGTGGTGGGTTTCGACTACCTACACTAGAACTAACTTAAATACAATAATATGAAAAGAAAATTTCAACACTATGCAATTAATACAGTGATAATAAGTTTACAATCACTATTTGCTTTCGGATTTATAAACTTAATGTATCACTTAATATTTATATACACTTGGTAATATGAGAATAACTAAAACATACAACACTAAATTCAACTGTGATTGGTTTCACTGTGAAATAAACAACGAGCGTTACTCATCACCTCATCGTGAAAACGTAGAAACATGGAGAGATGACAAGTTAATTAACTCTGATTACTATAACGAACTAGATAAACTTAGAAGTGATGGACTCGCTTATATGTATAAAAATAACCACAATAATTGGACTGGAGATTAATATGAAAAAAGATTTATATAGATTTGCAAAAGCAAGAAAGAATAAGCGTAAAGAATTATTTAAATTAAGCGCAGATGAAATTAAAATGATAGAACATAACTATTATTACAAATTCAATACGAATTACTACGGATAATATAATAAAATAAGACTATGAAAACATTTAAACAAGTAAATAAAACTACAATCAGACTTACAAATCTAGAAAATGACACAGTCGAGACATGGAATGGTTATGAAATTGGCTCTTTACCGCCTTCATTTGCGTTTAAGTTCGAAATAACTAACGAAGAAGACATAAGATTTGGTGTTGATAAGTGGTTTAACTATAAAGGTTTGACTTATGTACGTGCCTAAAACTATGAAAGAATTATGCCTCTATGCAAAACAGGCTAAAAAACTACGTGCAGCGGAGCATAGACGCAAGCACTCCCACGAAGGTTTGTGTAGTGGACTGACTAATGCCGAGTACAATCGAGTGCGTTATCCACAGAAAAAATCCTTTTCTAAGGCAAGAAAGTTCACTCACAACCGAATGTGGCGTACACACTCTGAAAAGTATGACTTACAAACATTAAAACTATGGTCAAAAAGAAACTAGAAAGAGCAATAGAGTTTACATTAATAAGCGGTTTAGCTTTTGTTATAGGTATTTTAGTTACATTTTACAAGTTAGATCACCGTTTATGGAATGAAGATATTAATAGAGCTAATGATATAGAGACAAGGTATATGAACTATCCAACTCAAAAATGCTATGACACTAGCGACTTAAATAGAATAATATATGGAAAATAAAAAAGGTAGAAAATATGTATTTGTACTCGACTATGTAGATGGTAGAGTGTATAGATATGATATATGGACAAATGATGCAGAAAAAATAGAAGAATATCTACACGACATGGGACACTCATTAGATAACTGTGAGTGGATGGTAACAAGATTTAAACGAATAATAAAATAAATATATGAATAGTAAAAAATCTTTTGAACTAGGTATGTACAATGATGAGCAACCTAAAAATGTAGAACACGTAGAAATTAATGATATAGCTCAAGGTATAGCTGATCACTGTATGGAAATTATGTATGACAGTATAGATTGGCAAATAGCAGACCAACCATTTGATGGTGATGATTACAACAATCTTCATAGTAGGGTTATGAAAAAAGCTATAGAAATAATGTTTTTACAAACACAAAACAAATAACTCTGGATAATATAATAAAATAATGACTATGTATTGTAGATGTGGAAAAACTATGCACCCAGTGCGATTAGAATTAGGTTATAAAAACTGTGTTGAGTGCAGTAATGTTCAACAAGTAAGCTATATTCCTATTATTGCTAACAAACAAGTACTTGAAGTACAAGTTGTTTCGCAAGAGGTTTCCGCATCAGTACATAGAGCATGGAGAAGAAAATAATTAGCGGGATAGAGCAGTGGTAGCTCGCAAGGCTCATAACCTTGAGGTCGTAGGTTCGAATCCTACTCCCGCAACTAATACAAACAAAATACAATCACTAACGGATAATATAATAAAATATGAAAACATTATACCAAAGATTAAAACCAAACCTTAAAGTAAGGCTTAAATATAACTCAATTAAGTACAAACAAGGTGCAAGACAAGTAATTGCAGAGCTACATAGATTTCATAACTACTCTGAATTAACTGTTGGAACTGTTAAAGACTTAGTGTTGTATTCAGATATAGACGATAGAAGATGGAACTCTATTGATTGGAGATATGGTGATAAATTATTTAATGACTAAAACAAAAAAAAATGAAACAATTACTAACAGATGATATTATCATCGAAAAATTAAAACAAGACGGTATCATGGAAGAACCAGATGGTCCTTGGTTACTAGAATACCTATATGAAAACTATGGTGGTCAGCTAGACACAACAAGTGACTTTATAGATGACAAATGGACTTTAAAAATATATAGTGAATCAACTTATGATGGCCATGATATATACTTTTGTACTTTTGACGATAGACCTTATGTATCACAAGATGGTTATTACTATGAAGATTATTCTGATTGGTCAGACAGAGCATTAGAAGAATTAGTTCTTGGTAGTAATGTGTGGATAGAGCCTCATATATGGGACGATATGGAGTATGAATTTAATCACGCGTTAGAACAATGGTGGCAAGATCTCTATGAAGAACTATGGGACGAAAAGAAAGAAGAATTATTAGAAGAAGATTATTATGAAGAAAAAGAATAGTACATTACCAGATTGGTTTAATGGTGACTTATATGATGAAGGAGATGTAGTTACTAATCCATTTAGCGGTGAAGACTACTTATTAAATGCCGGAGAACTATCTATGTATGACTTAATTATGGGAATTAATTACGTTGGTGATCATAGAGGTTGGGACGATGAGTTGGTAGAAACACATCAAAAAGCTTTATCTTGGTTTAAAACTGTAAACCCAGTGGCTTATATGGTCTTATTAGACTAAAAAAAGGGCGTGAAATGGTTAGACTACGACAGCGGTTTTACAAAGCGGTAGTAACGCAGGTTCGACTCCTGCCACGTCCACTAAAATTTAAATTATGGCAACAAGAAACTTAACAATGGTCGTTGATAGACGACACGCAGAAGACAATCTTCTTGGTTTTGCTGCTGATCCTGAAGAGTTTAGCGATCACAGCTATGTTAACATGTACTTACACCACGATGGTTATCCTGAATGGCAAGGTGTGCAGTTAGCTAATTGGTTACACGCTAACCCAGGTCAAGATGGCAGTAAACTTGCAGCTAAATTAGTAAGAGATCATTACTATGACAGCTGCTATCTATACAATTCACCTATAGCTATTGATCACCAATATACTTATATTATTTGGTCTGGTAAAAAAGACAGATGGATAAGTTGTTGGGATAGATACTATGAAAGAAATATATTTGTATTAAAACCAGAAAAAGTAATATCAAAATATATAAATCAAAAAGAACCTATGGATTACACTGATTTTGCTAATGGAGCAACAAGATATGACACGAGTAAAAGTGATAACATAAAATATCACAGTGGTAAATTAATAGATATACTAACAGGCTTTACAGATTAAATACAATTACTAATGGATAATTTATTAAAAGATTATAATGATTATATTGATTTAGTATCTGAATTAGTATTTAAAAGAATTATTGAAAAGTATGGTGATATTTACCCGCTAAACTTTACAAATGATCAAGAAGAAATATTAATTGGTGAATTAGCTAAATTAACTACTATATTAGAAATGCTAAAAGAAAAAGAACAGTACGAAAAATGTGCTGAAATACAAAGAAAAATTAATAAAATACAAGAAAAATTAAAAAACCTATGATGAAACCAATGCTTGCACACAAGTTTGATAATAGTCGAGTTGACTGGTCTAAACCTGTGTACATACAACCCAAACTAGATGGCGTCCGCTGTCTGTTTACTA